TTCTGCTCATTTTGCTACCTCCATTTATTTACTACCTGCACGACCTCCAAATCGTGCAACGCTCAGAGCCTAAAGTCTTTTTATGGTCGCTCTGTCGACCTATTGATTATCGCAAGCCGTTAATATTGTTAATAATATCACCAGCGGCAGAATTAAAGTTGCTTTTAATAGTTTCAGCATTTACACCTCCTTTCTTCTTTATTACTATTATATTATACCACACTTTTTCACAAAATGCAATACTATTTGGCAAATTATTTAATAAATATGCAATTCTTTAGCTGTACCCAATGCCCAACCAATCAGCATAATAAAGCACCTGCAAGGTGCATAAGCCCGAACCAATAACACTTGCCCCCCCTTTGTACCCACTGATATTTTCGGGCATATAGACCCGCTCACCTAAAAAAGTAAAATTAAACTCTTGCACCTACTTGACAAAACATAAGAGATGTGGTAAGATGGAGGAAATGGAGGTAGGCATAATGACGGAAACGAGAAAGCCAACGGCAGAAGATAGAGAGCTTATTATAAAGCAAGAAAGAGATATTTCAATTTGCGGAAACATAATTGCGGAAAGGATAGATGGAAAGGGTGATACCTATGGTATTTTAATTGTAGACACACCTTGGTATTCGCCAGAAAGTACTTGGGATTATTATTGCATACACCCGTACGGCAATGAATATTCATCTGGTTTTAGTGTTATTAGGATTAAGAAAGAAACTATAGTGCCATTTTCGTATGATACTTGCGAGAAAAAAGATTTTTGTTATGACAAAGATGATGGGTGCAATTATGTTTTCAAAAAAGAAAGGAGGTAGGATATGGAAAAGAGATTTACGATAATATGTGTAATAGGAAACAGTAAAGAGTTAGAGGGAAAGCGTAGTTTATTAGCGAATGTAGGAGATGGGGTTTTGTGTTATTTTCACACAAGCGAGGCAAAAGAGGTAGAATCGTTTATAGAATCTTTTTTTAAGCCTAACAACAATGATTTTTATTATTTAAATTTAAGTGGAGTAGAAATAGAGGTAAATAATGCAAAAGAAGCAGATTGCGAGTGGTTTTATAAAGTGATAGGTTCTACAGAAGAGGTATCTAAAGAAGAAGAAAGTGTAATAAGTGCAATAAAGGCAACGATAGATAAAAGGTTTCGAGTTATATATGAAGAATGCAAAGATAGCAATCCAGGAATAGAGTTAAAAGCGTATGAGGATATGAGTTATATTGAGAAGAATTTCCCATTGTTAGGAGGAAATATAAAGGAGGTTAGAGTGGAATGAAAAAGATAGTTATGCAGAGTAGGGAACTGACAGCAGAAGAGAGTGGTAGGTTGAGGAACGATGGTAGTCGGTTAATGGATAAGGATAATGTATTACCGATATTGTCCACAAGAGTGTGATTCAAAGATAATAGGAAAAGCTGTTGATAAAACAGTAATGCATCCGAAAATATATAACGGTAGTTATATCAGGAAATTGGATAATCCGTTTAAGGGAGAAGAATATGACACAAAATTTGGAGGTTAGAATGAGTAAAGTATATACAACACTAGGAGCAAGCAATCATACAGACAAAGAAAGAGAATCAAACGATTTTTACGCAACAGACCCTATATCAATAGAAAAGTTGCTTGAAGTTGAAAAGCTAAACAATGATATATGGGAATGTGCGTGTGGAGAGGGACATTTAAGCGAGGTATTAAAAAAACACGAACATAGAGTTTATTCAACTGATTTAATTAATAGAGGTTATGGCATTAGTGGTATTGATTTCTTAAACTGCAAAAACAAATACAAAGGTGATATTGTAACAAATCCACCATATAAGTATGCAAAAGAATTTGTATTAAAAGGGCTTGATTTATTAGAAGATGGTAATAAGTTATGTTTGTTTTTAAAAGTACAATTTCTTGAGGGCATAGCTAGAAAAAAAGAGATATACGATAAGTTTTCACCTAAAACAGTATATGTATTTAGCAAAAGAGTTTTATGTGCTAAAAATGCAGATTTTGAAAGAATGAAAGCTGGAGGTGGCAGTGCAGTAGCTTATGCGTGGTATGTATGGGAAAAAGGCTATCAAGGTGAAACCGTTATAAAATGGATATAGGAGAATAGAAATAATATGACACACGAAGAAACGAGGAAAAGCAAAGAGGGTATGGTGATTAACGGCATAACAGTGTTGCGGTTTAGTCATACGGTAAGGGAAGCCGAGCAGAGCAAGAGTTATTATGTATGTCGGTGTCACTGTGGGCGAGAGTTCGTAGTAGGTGCTAACAGGCTGTATAAAGATGTGCTAAAGAGCTGTGGTTGCATAACAGCGAAGATAGGCAAGGATAATCGAGTGCTGAAAGAGGATATGATGGGATATTTGCGGAAGTACCGAGCTGATGGGCTTAGTTATAGGCGGATAGGTGATAAACTGAAGTACGAGTTTGGAATAGAGGTAAGCCGAACCACGATAATGAAACGGTGTCGTGAGATGGGGGTGTAGATAGCAGACTGGAAACTGGCTTAGAGTAGATTAGAGTAGATTATATGGGATATAGGAGTAAAAAGATATGCAGAGATTAGAAGAAATGCTAGCAGTGGTACTGAAAACGGAGAAGTACTGGAAAGAGCGAAAGAAAACTATAAGTGATAAGATGAAGAACCGAAATAACAAGCTAGTAGCAATGAAAAAAGCTAAGGCAACTCGTTATAGCATAAAGAAAGTAGAAGCGGAGTGGTTTAGTTTAAACAGAGAGTATAACGCAGTACCAGAAACACTGGTAGTAGTACGGCATAGGCGAGATGGTCTGCGTGGAGTGATAGGGCTGATAACTGAACTGGAAACTGCTACAGCGGAGAAAGCTGAGGAGTTAAACAGCTTCGATATAGTATTGAAAAGTTACGAAATAGCAAGGATATGTGATACACTGTACAGTCGTGGAGCTGATTTAATCAAGAATGACCGTAAGTGTTTCAGTGAGCTAGCGTGTAAGTATGCGAAAACGGTAACGGAAGATTTTATTAAGTATTATTATAAAAAGAAAGTATATTTTAAAATGCTAAAGAAGATGTATCCTGATGAAATTGGTGATGATTTATTCGCAAAAAAAATAGAACCTGCGTGGAAAGACTGTTTCGACATAAGGGCAAGGGCGTTTGATTTCGAGTGTTATATGATAGCCTTGGAGTGGAATCGTAAGGAACAGGACAGGTTTTATTTGCCTAGAAGAGAGTGCCTAAGGAATTTGGAGGATATTAACGGGCAAAAGGTAGATTTAGTGGCTGATTATCAGGACTTATTCGATGGTAAACTTGATATACTAACAGTATCACTACCGCAACGGGTTGGAAAGTCAAGGCTGAGTTTGTTTTTTCTGTCTATGTACTGTTTCAAGAACCTGAAGAACAGCATAGTAGGGATTGGACACAGTGCAGGATTGGTTGGTACGTTTTATGAAGAGATACTAATGTATTTCACAACACCTAAAGATTATAGAGTGTTCGAGATATTTAAAGGTCATTTGGTTGGCAAGAATAACGCCGAAAAGGGTACGATTAATATCGACAAGCAGTTGGGTATACCTAGTTTTACTTTCAGAAGTATCGATGGTAATATCACTGGGCAGACTGATGCAAGTTTACTGAACTATGTAGATGATTTGATTAAAGACCAAAGCGAGATAATCAACAAGCGGATAGCAGATAATATATGGAGTAAGTTTAATAATCTGGTTTTAGGTAGAGCAAAACAAGACATACCACTACTGTTTGTAGGAACACTGTGGGGCGATAACTGTCCATTGACAAGGCTGATTGTAGAGTACAAGAACGATAACAACCCTAGGCACAGGTTTCGGCAGTTTGCGTGGTGTAATAGTAAGTTAGAATCGCAGTTCGATTATCAGTACAAGGTAGGGTTTAATACACGGCATTTCAAGAAGCTGGAACGGACAATGAAGAGAGCTGACCTAGCACTATGGAACGCAATGTACATGGGCAAGCCGATACCAAGAGAGGGCAGACCGTTTAATATATTACAGTATTATAAAGACTTGCCAGAGGAAAAGCCTGATTTCGTGTGTGCGTTCGTTGATGTAGCGGTAGCAGAGGGCGGTGATAAGTATTCTATGCCGATAGGTAATGTGTATGAGGGAACTAAGTCGATATATATACACGATGTAATATACAGTAATAGAGGAACAGACTATACGATACCAAGAACAGTTGATAAGATAAAACAGCATAACATAGAGAAAGTGGAGTTCGAGGAAAAAGAGGGAGCTGTCGGCAAAAAGGTTAATTTCGGTATAGCAAGCAAGGTAGATGAGTTGTTAAGGAAAGATAATTACAGATGCGATATAGGGAATCATAGCGGTTCTGGCTTGAAGTCGAAGTTATCTAGGATACTGTCTACGGCAAACGAGATACTGGGCATAGAAACTGATTTCGGTTATAAGATATATTATTTAGATGAGGAACTAAGAGTAGGGAATATGGAGTATAACGATTTTATAGACTGCGTGCGAAATTTCAGTGAGGTAATAGTAAAGCAAGAAGATGATGCACCGGATAGTTTAAGTGGTTTGATATCGTATTGCGTAGATGGCAAGAAGAAAGGCAAGGTAGTGGTGTTGGATAAGCGGAAATGGTTGCCGTATTAAAGTAGTACGGTGAGGCGAAACGGGCTGTAATGGCGAGGATATAGGAGATTAGTGGTATGTAAAACGAAATCAGAATTGGATTTAACGAAGATGGAAAAACTAAAAAGGAGCAGTAAATGAAAAATAACGAAGTAAACATATTAGGCACTATATATAAAGTAATAAATAAAGATTATAAAAAAGAAAAAGCCTTTGTTGAACGAGGAATAGATGGATATTGTGATGGAGTATTGCACGAAATATGTATATGTAATATGAAAACATCTCCTAACTATGAATCAGAGACTAAAGAGTTTTGCAATATTGTAGAAAAACAAATACTAAGACATGAAATCACACACGCATTTTTAAATGAAAGCGGACTGGCAGATAGTGCGTTTGCTTATGACCGTTCTTGGGCAAAGAATGAAGAAATGATTGACTGGATTGCAAACCAATTTCCTAAAATGGTAAAAGCAATGACAGAAATGGAGTGTTTGTAATTAGAAATAAAAAATTATATATAATAACTATATTTGAAGAGGGAAAAGAGGATAGTGATAAACTTGAATTTATCTGTACAAGCTTTAAAAAAGCAAAGCATGCTATACTAAACCATAAAAGCGGATATTGTCCTGGCAATCATTGTGTTTGCTTCCATATAAACGAGGTTATTGCAAATACAAATATAAAACATAAAATAGCGATAGAAATAACCACTTGACAGCTAAAACAAAGTATGCTATAATAATAAACATAAATAACTTGTGTTACTGCTTAGGTATCGCTACGGCAAGGCTACGGCAGTAACAACCATACAGGCAAAAGCGGTGTTTCACAGCCATATAAATTGCGTGGTATAACAGTGGCAGTTCGTTGGGTTCATAACCCAAAGGTCATCGATTCAAATCCGATTCCCGCTACCAAATAATTAATAGAGGTATTATTATAATTGCCTCTATTTTAGTAGTTGACAAATTACAATAAATATGATATAATTAATATTGTTGAATAATATAGGAGGTAACCGTATGTCCACTAGACCAAGTCAGTTCGGGATTAATCGCATATTTACTGATGAAACAGTAAGCGAAAGTACCGTTATAAGCATACTAGAAAAGACATTAGAGAAACATAGAATAAACGCCACCTATATAGAAAAGTTAGATGAATACTATAAAGGCAACCAGTACGATAACATAACAAGTAGCGGTCGTAACATTGATGAAAAGAATGTAGTTAATCTAACAAAGGTTTTTATAGATACAGTTGTATCAATAACATTAAACAAAGAAATAACATATGTAGCTAGAAAAGATATATTTAAAGATGATGTCGAGAAGATAGCGAACTATATGCGTGATGAAGATGAACATACTATAAACTTAGACACTTGTACTAATATGGTTGTAGATGGAATAGGTTATCAGTACTGTTTACAGAACGGTGAAAACGACATTACACCGCACAGTCCGTTCACTATAGGCTTGTTTTCTCCTAAAGATACATACTTAGTAGAAAGCCTTGATATAGGCAATCCAGTGGTATTGAGTGTGCATATAAGCGAGTATGATGACATTAAACAGTATGCTTGTTTTGACAATAAATATAAGTATATAATTAAGAATAGCAAGAAAAGTGGCAAGCTCGAAGTAACCGAAACCACACTACACGATTTGCCGTTCAACCCTATACAGTGCTATAACAACGATATGTACAGATTATCAGCAGTGGCAGATTTAATGGGGTTGCAAGACAGTTTGAACACTTCTATTAGTAACTATAACAACGATGTACTGATAAAAATAAACCAAATATTAGTTATTATAGGTGCTGAACTTGCTCCAGAAGAGGCTAAGAAACTTAAAGAAAGTGGAGTATTGCAGATAACTGGTAAAGATGGTGTTAAGCAAGATGTTAAGTTCGTAAGCAGTCAGTTAGACGGCAGAATTATTGATTTTGTCAAGAACACTGTAGAGATGATGTGTTTAGTAAGTGGTTGTCCTAGCCAAAACGCAGGAAGCCTAGAAACTGGCAAGGCGGTCGAAACAGCTAATGGACATACGATAGCTAATTTTGTTAGTAACCGCAAGGAGCAAGCGTTCCATAAGCCTAAAAGACAGCAACTAGATAATATTATAGCTATATTGAAACGCAAGAAAAAAATAAGCAGCGATATAACAGCAAACGATATAGATATTAAGTTTGATAAGAACAGACTTACTAGCATAAGTGATAATGTTATTAATTTAGTTAAGTTACTTGATGCTGGGATGGAAGAGTATGATGCACTTGTCGTTTGTCCGTTTATAGATGACATATCAAGTGTTGCAGATAGAATTAAAGAAAACAGAGAAAGAATGGGGCTTAAAACTGGTAAAACCGAAGAGGTTATAGTATGAAAAAGATAAGATGCCAAAACTGTCCCAAAGGCATACTGTTCGCTATTTATGATAAAGCCACTAAAGGCAAGATAGAGGGCAAGTGCAGTTGGTGCAAGGCAATATATATTTACGACTTGGAAACTGGGGAGTACGAGCTAGTTTCAAAAAATGTTAGAGAAAACATAAAAACGCAAGAATAGTGAAAGAACACTTAAAAATGCAAAAGGAGAACCATATGAAAGAAGTGAAAGGATGTATGAATTTACAGCTATTTGCAGAACTAGCACCAGTAGAACCACCAGTGGTAGTAGCACCACCAGTTACTCCACCAGTAGTTGAACCACCAGTAGTTGAACCACCAGTAGTAGTTGAGAAAACTGTTTCTAAGAAGATGTTTGATGATACTGCTAGCGATTTAGCTAAGGCTAAGAGAGAGCTAAAAGAACTGCAAAACAAAGGCAAGACAGCAGAGCAAATCAGTGCTGATGAATTGGCGGAAGCTGGAGCTAAACTTTTAGCACTACAAACTGAGTTTGAAGAAACTAAGTTAAAGTCTAACAAATCACAAGCATTAAGTGCAGTTGCTGAGGCTAAAGCTAAAATTTCTTTGAAAGAAGATAATAATAGTTTCGAGTTATTAATTGATGCTATTACTAGTAGCGATAGTGAGAAAACTACTGCTAATTCTTTAGAACTAAGTAAGCTAGCTTTGGCTATTTACGAAAAAGGTGTTAATGATGTTAAAAGTGGTGATTATAATAATATGACTAACGGTGTTAAGACAGGTGACCCTAGTGTAAAGTCTACTTATGGCGAAAGGATAGCAAAGAATAATGCAACTGCTGATAACAGTAGTATAAAAGATAAATATAAATAAAAATAAATAGAAAAGGAGAACTAAAATGGCAATAACAACAGAAACGCTTACAAGCGACAAGAATATTCTTATTGGTCCAGACCTAGCCTATAGCATTGGCGTACAAGTTACTAATACTAACTTAGTAGCAGATGATGATGGTAAAAAGATAATTCTTGCAGGAACACCTATCGGAGGTAAGACTTCAGCATTAGCTAATAGGCAAACAGTATTGATTGCTACTAATAACGCAGATACTGAAACAGCAGCAGCAGTAGCAGCAACTTGTGTGGTAGCAGCAGCTAGTGCAACTACAGACATATTAACAGTAACCGCAGCACCAGCAAGCATAGCAACAGCAGGTAATGATTTAAGTATAAACTTAACGACAGCAGCAGATGATGTATTAGCGGTTTCAGCAACTGGAGCAGTTATAACAATAGCTTTAGCTAACTCTACAGCAACTAAGAATACAGCAGCATTGATTCAAGTAGCAATAAGAGCTTTGTCAACAGTTGATGAAGTAGCAGTAGACGCATTTACATGTGTAGCTGGTGGAAGTTGGGATAGTGCAGCAATAGCAACAGCAGAAACTGGTGCAGTAGACTTTACTGGTGGAACTGAGGCAGTACCTGGACCATCTAGCGGTCAATATTCACAAGGTGTAGCATTACACGATGTTGATGTTACAGATGGTCAAGCTAATGGAGAAATGGTAGTATCTGGTTTCGTTGATTCTGAAAAGATTACAGCAATAAACCCAGCAGCTTCTACAGAACTAACTAAAATAACATTCCAAAAGGGGGTTAATAAATAATGGCTAATATTTATGATATAGTAACCAGCAAAGAAATAGCTAGTTATTGGACAGAAAGTTCAAGAGAGAGAGTGCCATATTTTGGTGCAAGCAAATTCCCTGTCAAGAAGAAATTAGGTTTAGATTTATCTTGGATTAAGGGTGCTAAAGGTTCGCCAGTTTCATTAAGCCTATCAGCTTTTGATTCTAAGGCAATTCCTTTAAACAGAGTTGGCTTTAAAAAATTATCAGCAGATATGCCGTTCTTCAAGAATAGCAAAAATATTGATGAAAAACAAAGACAAGAATTAAACAAAGTTATTGGTTCTGGCAATGCAACTATAATTGATATTATCATAAACCAAATATTTGATGATAAGAGTTCTCTAATTTCTAACGCACTTGTTGCACAAGAAATGATGAGGATGCAAATTTTAACTACTGGCTCTTTAGCTGTTGCTAATAACGGGCAAAGTTATAGTTATGATTATGGAGTTCCAGCTGATAACAAGAAAACACTTACAAACACAGCGAAATGGGATGCTCCAACTACTGCCGACCCAATAAGAGATATACTTAGCTGGCAAGAAATAGTTACTGAAAGCACTGGCGAAACTCCTACTGAATTATTAATGAACTCTACGACACTTAGATTAATAGGTAAGTGCGATAGTATTAAAAACGCAATATATGTTATGGGTAACGGCAAAGTTGTACCTAGTACTAGTGCGGTTAAGAAGTTTATACTTGAAGAAACTGATTGTATTGTTTATACTTATGATAAAGGCTATAAGAACGATTCTGCTGTATTCACCAAGTTTGTAGCAGACAAAATTGTTGTTGTTATGCCATCATCTAATTTAGGTGACACTTTTGTGGGAACAACACCTGAAGAAAGCGATTTAATTAATGATAGTTCAGCTTCAGTTGACATTGTAGAAATGGGTATTGCAATAACTACATCTAAAGAGATTGACCCAGTTAATGTAATGACAAAAGCTAGTATGATTTCACTACCATCATTCGAGTTGGCAGATTCAGTTGTAATAGCTACAGTAGCGTAAGGAGTAGTATAATGAGTTGGGTAAAAATCAAAGATACAAACGGTAATGTGCTAACTGTCCCAGAAACAGCGTTTAACGATAGTTTCAAGAACAACGGTTGTGTATTAGTTAAAGATGTCAAAGACAAACCTGTCGTTATTCCTGCGGTAGCAGTAGCACCTACGTTTGTTAAAGAACCGTTACTTACAGATAAACCACTAATGGCTGGTGGTTTGGTTATGGATACTAAAATAGTAGCGAAACCAGCACTTAAAGGCAAGGCAAACCCTTTCAAAAAATCTTAGAGGTGGTATTATGATAGATTATGATACAATTAAAGAGAATTTAGAGCTAGAAATACTAGCTAACGGGTTGGAGGTAGTTAATAATACATTAGCTATCTCTGCTGACCCGCTTATTAAGTCTAAAATAATATCTAAGAAAATACAAGATGCCACTATGCGAGCTTACAATAAACGCAGAGGTTCTAACGCCACTGATGTTTATACATTCGATATGTTCGAAGATGAAGCTGATAAATACCAAACAACGATTACTAATATGGCTTACACAGCTTTTACTAAAATCGGTATTGAGGGTGTGTTGGGTAATTCAGAGAACGGAATATCTAACAGTTACGAGAGTGGTGGCTTATATTTGAAAAGTGATTTAGCTAATATAATGGAAAAGGCTGGTGTATTATAATGGGTAATGTTATGAACACAAAACTTAAAAGTAATATATACCTATGTAAGAAACTAACTGCAACTACTTGGGGCGAGCCTGTTATTTATAGGTTTAATATATTTCAAGTAAACTCTAGCACTAAAACGGAAGAGTACGGCACTAACTTCACGAGTGACTTAAAAATAATGTGTACAACTGATGAGAGTGTTTTGTTTTCTGTTGGTGACAAGATTTATTACAAGAAAACACCGCCTACAACACATAATAACTTGCAGAACAAAAAGGCTGATTCTAATTATATGATAAAACAGCTACCAGTTATTGGGTTGAACTTTTGCAAGGTATATCTTAATAACATTAAAGGTAGATAGCATTATGGCTGATGTATTAGTTAATATTAGGCGTAAGCTGGACAAGCTAGCGGACTTGCCAACTTTGACAGACACAATCGCAAGGACTGTCGCAGAGAGAGGCAAAGACATAGCAAATAAGAATTATTCAAGAACACACGTTAATATGCCGACCGAACCTAGTGTGTATACAACAAGTCAAGGTAAAGGCAAGACAGAAATAATTGCTTACGGTGATGGTATAGCGTTTGAAGAGTTTGGAACTGGTACTAAGGGCGAAAATTCACCTCACCCTAGATTACCTAAAGTTAATGTGCCTATAACGGGCAAGTGGATATATAATTATCCTAGTACGTTCAAGAAAACTAACAAAAAAGGTGGAATTTATTGGGTTTATGCTGGTCGAAACAGAAACGGACAGATTGCAGGTAAGCAGATGTACGAAACAGCGATTGAGTTAAGGGCTAACATACCTAGTATAGTAAAAAAAGTTATTAAGGAGTTATAAATGCTTGATTTTATAGAATGGCTAACAACATATATAAACACTATCCTTAATAGTGATGCCGATTTCGATGGTGCTGTATTCCATACAGTGTACGGTTATGCGTATGATAGCGAGTTTGAGTTCCCACAAGTAACGATACAAGTTATAAACGATAGTGAGAACGAAAGCTACACAACATTCGATGGCGAGGAAGTTAGTAATTTAGGCTTACAAATTGATTGTTTCGCACAAGAAATGAGTATTGACTTAACTATAACTGAACCGCAAAGGGCTTGCTTAGTAATTAGCGATAAGATTAAGAAGATATTTCAAGACCTTAAAACAAACAAAGTAAAGACCGAAATACTTGGAGTTACTAGAACTGGACATAACTTCTCAATGCCGATAGATAATGGTGAGCAGTTATATAGAGTAATATCTAGGTATAATTTATTAATAAACGAATAGGAGATAAGATGAAGTCAAACGAACAAATAAAACAAGAGTTAGAAAAAGAATATGAAGAATTGAACAAAAAATATTTAAAACTTGATAATTTTGGGTGGACAGAAGAATTTAAACAATTGCCACAACTACATCAAGATTTATTAAATTTACAGAACGATGCAATGAATAGCTATTGCTATATTTTGCAAATGCGAATTAAAAACTTATAAAAAATAGGAGGTAACCAAAAATGGCAATAGCAATAACATCTGCTGGTATACAATTTTACTACGCAGTAGAAGCAACAGCAGGCACAAGACCAACAGCATTGGCTGATTACACAGCAATTAAAGGCATAAAATCTCTACCTACAACGGAAGAATCAAGAACAACTTATGATGTTACTCCACTAGAGGAAACAGTGCAAGAACTAGAAGTTGATGGATTACTAGGTGCGTCAGGAGAATTAGAAATAACAGCAGTGGGTTCTGAAACCTTTTATACGGCTTGGAAAGCATTAGTAGCTGCTTATGCTGCAGGAATAGCTGATGGTGGAAAATCTACTTGGTTTACAGCTGTAATACCAAACCTTACTGAGAGTTGTTATTATACAGCAAAACCGTTTGCTATGACATCACAACTAGCGTTAGACACAGGAAGTGCTGTAGATTTTGTTGTTAAAATACTAAAAACTAATACTTCAGCATATTTTGCAATACCTACAACAGCACAAAACTAAACTAAAATCATAAATTAAGGAGAATTAAAAAATGAACAAATTAGTAAGAGAAATATACTTCGGTGATTATAACTTTAAGTTATCACCTACAAAAGAAATATTTAAATGCACAGTAAGAGAGTTTCCTGATTTCTTTGACAATATGCAAGAACAAAAAAAAATAAAAAATAAAAAGTTTTCAGAAATGGTTTGCGATGGTAGCATAGATAAAACTATGGAAGAACAAGCAAAGGTTGTTGCGTTCTCTATAAGAATGATGTTGAGAGAATACGAAAAAACTATTACTGATGATTATATTATGGCGTTAATGGATTATGTTGATAACAGTGGTAAAAATAATAAAGTTGAATTTGCTGCTATGGTTATGGAAGTACTGTTATTGGGTTTTACGAACGACAGTCAAAAACCAAAACTGAAAATGTCAATGAAGTAAACAGTAATGGTGAAGAAACTGTAAATAATGATAATAAAATAATAGATTTAGTTGAGTATATGGAAACTGAACTTTTAGAGAGTGCTTTGCTTTATGGTATGACTGTAGAGCAGTATTGGCACGATAACCCACAGCTATATTTTAGGTATAGAAATGTTTTTATACAGAAACAAAAAATGATAAGTCATAATATTTGGCAACAAGGTGCAGTTATTAAATCAGCACTTATGAGTAGTCCTTTAGTTGTTATAGGTATGACAGATACTAAGAAGTATAAAGTGCCTAAATACATTGAAGAACCTAAGTTTGATAATAATAGCGAAAACCTAGATAAAGATGGTAACAAGATTTTAACAGAAAAAGAAAAAGAATTTGAACGACTAAAGGCAAGAATATTTTTCGACAATTTAAACTAAAGGAGATAGTGCATTATGGAAACCGAAAGGCTAGTTATATATATAGATGTCAAATCTAATAAATCCGATAATGCACTTAAATCTGTTAATAGTAGTTTAACAAAAATAAATTCAAACTTGCAAAGTCAAACTGCTATACTTAAAAAGTCTGGAGAGTCTTATTCTAAATTATCTACTAGGATTATTAAGACTGTTACCAGTTTTAAAAAATTCAATAATGTACTTAACAAAAAATCAGGCGTAACTTCTATGAACAAGAATTTAGGTCTTTCTATAGCTAAGTTTACTGCTGTTATTTATGGCTTGAAAAGAATTACTAACGCTTTCGCTGGGTTTATTAAAGAAAGTAACTCTTATGTAGAGAACTTAAACCTATTCCAAGTAACATTCGGTGACCTTAATAAAGAAGCACTAGCTTTTGCGAAAAACTATTCATCAGCACTAGGGTTAGACCCTAGTATTGTTATGCGTGATATGGGTTTCTTCAACCAAATCGCAACTGGTTTTGGTCTTGCAACAGATAAAGCCTTTGCTATGTCTAAGACACTAACACAGATTTCTTACGATTTAAGTTCGTTCATTAACATACCGATTGCTGATGCGGTTACTAAGGTGCAATCAGGTATTGCTGGCGAGTTAGAACCACTTAGAAGAGTTGGTTACGCACTTGATGAAGCTACCCTACAACAATTGGCATACAGTAAGGGTATAAATACATCAATTAGGGCTATGACACAAAAAGAAAAGGTTCAATTAAGAGCAGTAGCTATTTATGAACAGTCTACTAATGTATTGAATGATTTAGCACAAACAATAGAAAGCCCAGCTAACCAATTAAGGGTTTTAAACCAACAAATAACATTGTTGAAACGGTCAATAGGTAATGTATTCATACCTATGCTTAATAAGGTTATACCATACCTAAGAGCATTTATTGAAGTTCTTACAGATAGCTTTAATGTTATGTCTAAGTTCTTCGGGTTTGAGATACAAGGGGCAAGAGAAGCGGCAGCTACTAACTATTTAGACAGTGTAACAGCTAGTGCTGAAGAAACAGAAAAGGCTTTGAGCAAGGCTTTATTCTCTTTCGATAAGTTTGAAACACTAGGTGGTGCTAGTACAAAAACTGCTACCGAAACTACATCTACTATTGATATTGACATTCCAGAGTATGACGCACTTGTTGGATTGACTGGTAACATTGATGACATAAAAGAGCAAGTAGAGGGATTTATTCCAACTCTACAGACGATAGGTGGGTTAGTAGCTGCAATAACAGTATCTAAGTTATTAGGTAGCTTGTCTTTAGTATCGCTATTTCTTAGTGGGATAGCACTAGCGTTTATAGCTTTATACATTGAAGATGAAGATTTTAGAGAAAGCATTGATGCTTTGGGTGTATCTTTAAAGGCAGCGTTTGAAAAAGCAAAGCCAGCTATTCTTTGGGTTTGTGAGGGAATTGTTTGGTTTATAGAAAAGTTTGTAGAAGCAACTGCGTGGGTACTTGATTTCTTAGAACAAAACAGAGTGTTAGCAGTAGTATTAGGTGTATTAGCAGCAGCAATATGGGTTATAAACATAGCTATGGCAGCTAATCCTGTAGGTTTATTAATTATTGGCATAGGTATCTTAATTGGATTGTTTGCGTTATTAGTTAATTGGATAGTAAAAAGTTGGGATAAGATCAGCCTATTTGTTAAGAAAGTTGTTAATTTACTTGTAAAAGATTGGGATATAGGTATAAAGCATATAGAAAAAATAGAATATGAACCTTTACCACAGTACGCAACTGGAGGTTTCCCACAAAGCGGAAATGCTTTTATTGCAAACGAGAGTGGTACATCAGAATGGATAGGAAAGAACGGTAACAGTTCCGCAGTAGTTAATGACACACAAATGAGCGATATTATGCAACAAGCCGTAAAGCAAGGCGTAATACAAGCACTAGCACAAAGTGGCAATAAGAACACTGATAGGGAATTAGTTATCAATATAGATGGGCAAGAGTTAGCAAGGGCAAATACAAATAATCAACTTGATGCTTTTAGCGAAGTTGGGATTGTACTTAATTAGGAGATAGATATAATGTTTGAGAAAGGTAAATTGTTTATTCATAACAGTGATGAATATTCTGAATATATAGTATCAGATAAAAATATAAAAAACGATTGTGTTAATCATAAAGTAATGGAAGAAGCAGTAAAAAAAGCTGTAACTGAAGCACTAGCTAAAAACGCTTATAAAGTAGAGGTGCATAATGGCAAATAACACAATACCAGAAAACACAGTTATATTAAGTAGACCTGACTTTAACGAGGCTGTTACTCTTACTTCAGCTAAGGTTAGCGATATAAGTACACTTTTTAATAAGGCTTATGTCGGCAATGCTAACCCAGAAGAGGGTAGGGCTTTAAATGGTAGTATGCCAGATATAGACAATTATTCTACAGCAAGAGTGCCTAGAGTTAAAGTGTTGTGTAATTATACTGATATAGCTACTTATAGACTGTTTTACGAATTTATTAATAACCAAAAATATAATCAGTTCTATGCAACTTATTATGATGAACACACAAACGAAGTAGTAACTAAGGCTATGTACTCATATCCTAGCGAGTTTGCTGAGTACCACCGAAAAGGCAGAGAGATATTAGGCGTGTTTGGTTTAGAAGTGAACCTAGTAGGCACACTGAATACACTGGATAGCTATCACATAGTTTATAATGATAATATTGATGGTAGTGGTGCAACAGTAGTGCAAGGAGATTTATCATACGGTGAAGCAGTACTGTTAAAGGATAATGCTGAATTTACTGTTGCTGGAAAAACTATAGAAGAATGGAACGACAAAGCTGATGGAACTGGTAGAAGTTATCCTACATCAAGCTATCAAATAATGTATAACAGTTTGAACCTATACGCAATATATAGCACTACAACTCTTTACACTTGCACATTTAATTATCAAGGTGCAGTACAACCAGCTAGTGAGGAAGAAACTAA